GCCATACATCTCAATAAAGAGAGGTAGGTATTTGAGACAAAGAGCAGCCGATCTCTGGTCGAGATCGGGCAGTTCATTACCGTTCCACATTGGGAACGATCGCGAACTGTTAGGAGACATTGACTCTTTCAAAAAGAACGAGTTATGTTTCCGGTCAAGGCTCATAAGGAAGGTACCAGTGTCCTCCCCGAAGAGAGTAAGATACTTCTCGTATCGAACTTCCAACGGTAAACCATCAGGGTTAAAACCAAGACCTCCTACGAAGTCTGGAATATCCGCGATGAGTTTGACAACTTTACGTTGTCGAGGGCGCAGTAGACGAAGAGCATTCATGCCAAGGAGCTTCACAATGTCAACAAAATTGTCATCGGAGAGGTTCCTCCATTTCAGCTGAGGGTAGACAAAGTCTTTCGACAATATCTTGCCTCCGAATTCCGCCATAACTTTCGATATGATGGATTTCGATTCTGAAACGGGGCATCCCAAAGCTCGAAGAGCTTTGCGATACCTAGCATACAATTCAAGCTCTAGGATTACAACATCATCGCCCAAGACGAAGAAAGCATTTTCATGCTTACCCTCATTAAGGGAGAGAAGAAGTAAACCATGAGTAAGGGCAAAGGATCCAAACGAAGGATATAATCCTAGCGGTTGTCCCTTAGTCCATTGAATTGTCGTGTCCTTGAAAATCCAAGGTGCTCGTGACAAATCTTGAAACAAACTGATATAATCAGAATGATTCGGGAATAATGTCCTGAGTAAGTCTATCTGTAATGACAGTGGAAAATAATCCGTTGCCCCAGATAAATCAACACAAAATGCAGTTCTCTTTTCTCGTAAGTGGCTCTGTATGATGGGAAACGCTTTTGATTGATCAAAAGTGCAATCCCAAGGTAACTTTTTGATGGTGTCAAGAATGACATCACCAAGCGGTTTCAGCGCTATCTGATAGACGCGGTTCGGATTGGCTACAGCACGAAGCTTGTATCCAGGTTCCTGAATCAGACCTATCTTACCGACAGCGTTGATGCCAGTGGGTCCAAAAGACTTAACACCGATTCTCATCCGTGAAAAGCCTTTGAATACCTTACGAAAAATCGTAGGGTACTTGGATTCCATCTGACGACCTATGCTAGTTTCTTCAATGGTTTCCCATTGATTATTCCAGCACTCATCCTCAGGCGCTGTGGTCCCCCAATATGTGGGAGCACGGCGACCTGGGCTAGGGGTATATGACATAAACGATGGCTGTACTGGTACAGCTGTCGAAATGCCTACAACCTTAGAGGCCACATCTACAAGTGTAGTGGAAATCTCTGATAAATCAGAGATATCGACTGATTCAACACCACTGAGAAACTTGTCCAATTGCTTGGGCGTAGTATCAGGGGATATGAATCTGGTGTAACACCTTAGGAGTGTCATACAGGAAAACATTCTGCCCTTGCGGGTGGAAAGTTTAAAGATTTGCGATAGGATACCGTAAGGTAAACCATCACTATTCTTTCTGTACCACATTCCAACAGGTGGCTCACCAGCATGGAACCGGATGAAGTCTGTATAGATAGATTTACACCTATCGACAGTCCATTCGATGCCATTGCATTCGATCCACTTGTCAACCATACGTGAGTATGGAATGACTACATTACTAGGAAGCGAGAGAGCAGAAAAGTAAGTTGCAAGATCCTCAGACGTTTTAAACATGTCTACTCCCCTTTCAAAAGGATGTGGGCATTTACGTTGAGGACTAGCGACCTGCCAGTCTACAGAGTACCGACTCAATCAGAGTTTTTATGCTGATTTAGAAGCACGGGAATATTACCACCGTGTCGTTCCACCCATTGTTCGAGAAACATCACCCAACCTTGAAGGTCGGGAAGAGTCTTGAATACACCATGGTTGAAGTTACGATCATTAAGGTCGAACCACGCCTGGATTTCTTCAATAAGCTTGTCCCGTCTAGCAGACGGTGGCAGCTTCTCGAGGAACTGGAGGGATCTGAACGCGGAGGTTAACTCCTTGGCTTCTTCATCAAACATAAATTCTCCTTTTGAG